CCTGTTGGGTTTAAAGCTGCAACATCAATAAAGTCAGTCCTGATCTCCTGGAATTTCCCAGCTGCGATATTAATTTTTGCGATCTCGGCGGCCTCTGCGGCCTTTTCTTTCATCTGCGATACAATATCCGACTGCATCTCTTTTTGCCTGGTAATGGCATTTTCCGCTGCCTCAAGTTGATCGACAAGTGCTATCGCATCTTTGAGGTTACGATTATATTGTTTAAACGCCTCTCCACTAAGTCCCTTGCCAAACCTCTCGAACTTTGCGATCTCTGCGTCCATCGGCGATAGCCCAACATCAGCTAATTCTTCGCTTATTTTGTTTGCAAATTCAGAAAGAGAATCAAGTGCCTGACTATCGAGCTTTCTAATGTTTTCTAGATCTGCATTAAGCTGTTGTTTTCTGGCCATTTTTTCGTTCGCGACCCGTACGCCGATCAACCTAGCCCTTAGAGCTTCAAGCTTTTTTTCCTGTTCGAGTGCAAGTGTATTTCTTTCGGAGCCGATAAACCCTTCATTAAGTTTATCGGCCGCCGCGATCGTTTTTTTAGTCCGGGCAATTTCCTTTAAAATATCCGCCGTGTTATCGAGTGCTGTTGTTTTACCGCCGACATCTTCGAGTGCGGCCGAATTTGCAACAACCGCCCCCAAACCTTTGACCGTCCCATCGATCACCTCATTTAAACCGATGATCGCTGATGCCGCGATCGCTGCACCTGTCGCGATCGCCGCCCAACCCGCAGGACCACCTAGAGAAAGTGTTATTATCTGTCCGGCCGCGAGTGCTTTATATGCCCTAACCAAAAACATAACAGCCGAGGTTGCGAGCTTCAAAACCTTAACAATAATATATGTTTTTGCTATAAAGATAGCCGAGTTTTTTATAGTAGATATGATCGAGTTACGATATTTTGTCATAAAGTCCGCAATAGATTTTATGGCCGGGGCCAATTTAATCACCACCTCATTAGTCAGTCCCGACATCGAACCTTTTAATTTTGTGATCGCATCGTTTGCGGCCTCTACTTTTGCAGCGTCGAATCTATTAAAAGTCATCCCAAGTTTAACGGCTTCTGCCTGGGCCTTCGCTATCCCGGCTGATCCTTGCTCAAATAGATTAAGCAGCTGAGCACCCGACCGGCCGAAAAGGAAATATGCAGCCGCCGACTTTTCGGCCTGCGTTCCGAGCGTTTTAATTTTATCGGCAATAATTTTTAAACCTGCACTCGGCGTCTTACTGATCAGCTGCTGGGCTGACAGACCCAATGCGTCAAGTCCGCGGGTCGCCTCGCCAGATCCGCTTTTGACCTCGCCCATCCTGCGGGTGAATATCTCCAACGCTTTATCAAGCGATTCTGTCGCAACCCCGGCGATATTGGCGGCATGTCGTAACCCGATAAGATCCTCGGTCGCTATTCCAAGCCTGTCGGAAAGCTTTGCCGTCTGGTCGATCATAGCCATCGTCCGCTTGATCATAAATCCCATCCCACCGATGCCTGCGGCAAGAGCCAACCCCTTGGCAAAACGGGCGATGCCGGCGGTCGCTGACATCGCAGTTGTTTTAAATGTCTTGACATTTGTCCGGCTGTTCCGCATCTTTTTATCGAATACCGATGTCCGGGCGATAAGGTTTACAGCTAATGTGCTGATCGTTGCCATTATCTTTGTCCTTTAAGTTTTCGCTTCGCCATTTTTTTCATTGCCTTGCCGCGATTAAATAATAAAGCCTTCATGTCCTGCCATGTCTGCTTAACAGGTTCCTGAAAATCCAACATACAATCTTTAAGGCATAGACCCTTTTTCGACCAGGGCATCAAATTACTTTGTACGATCGTCCCGGCCCGAAGATCGGCTCGCTCTTCGCCCCAGGGTTCGATCATGTAATCGGCCCGCCACATCAAATATTCAGTTGCCGACATCCGCCGGCCCAGCTCATCAAAGGTGCAACCCAGCACGCGACACAGTTTTAATCTGAATCGGCGTTCTGGATTTCTTCTGAGTTTTTTACTATTTCCTCAAGATCACCTTTTCCCATGCCGCTGAGCCTTTGGGCGACTTTCGAAACCCGCTCCATCGCTTTGGCCGACTTATTGGTCAGCGAAGTTATGTCGCGTTCGGTAAAGATCGCAGATCCTTTTTCGTCGCGGATGCAAAGCGAACAAAGCCTGGCCGTAGCATTGGTGAGAGTTACAACGCTGGTCTCACCAGCAACTATCAACCCATTTTCGTATTTGTCTTTTTCGCCTGCCGTCATTCCGCTGACCAATACATCGCCGCCCCATTCGGGAACGGCGACCTGCTCTGTCCGGATGTCTTTTGCTTCTAAAATCTGTGACTTATTCAACAACATAATAAAGCTCCCTTTATCTTCTTTGATTGACAATTTATTTATTTACTTTTTACGTTCGAGATCATGCTGCGGTTACTTGTGTCGGTACCCCACTGCATTTGATCGACGCGACCCGCGTGATCTTTTCGTTCGGGCCTGACGAACCGCCACCGAGCTTGTTGATATAGCCGCTGGTCGCCCATGTCGCGCCATCGGGGAATGTTATCGTCCATGTCTCGTTTACATCTCCGACAGCAGATAGAAGAGCATAGTCAACGTCATCGTCGTAATTAAGCTCGATGTCGATAACGCCCGGATCGACCGAGCCTCCGATAAACTCCATAAAATTGCTTGCCGAATCCATGCTTGAAACATCGATGTCAGTAACGCCGAGCTCTGGCAAACTTATTTTCGATATTTCACCAATTACGCTTGTCCCGGTAAAGTTTGACGACCCGCCGATCGTCGTTGCAAAACCACCTATTCCAGCCATGATAATACCCTTTCAAAAAGTGTTATAATTCTGTATGTGTCATTAAATAATCCTGCCGAACACCGTGCCGGCTTAGTATTTTGTCATCCGACCTAAAACTATCATCATCGCTTTGATCGACCAGTGCCATATAACTTATCGCAAGGCCGCCGACCGTTCCGGAAAATCCGTTTAAAACGTCCCTGACCGCATTTGCAAGCGTTGTCGCATTAAGATCGCTGCGAGCCCAGGACGTTACCCGAACCGTCGGGGTCACCAGGTCATCGGGACCGGAATGCGTATGCGGCCGGTCGCTGCTGATGATCTCAAAAGTGACGCTGGGAACATCGCGTTCGGGATCGCCGCCGCCGGAGATCCTGCCGCCGGTCAGCGTGTTGACAGTCGTATCGCCCGCCAGCATTGTCCTGATCGCAGATTTTAAGGTCCCTGCCATAATTATAATTCCGTAAACGTTATTAAATAATCCTGTCGGATCCCGTGCCTGCTTAGAGCCTTATTGCCAGGCTGAAAATCATCGACATCGCCCTGGCTGGTCAATGCCATATAACTTATCGAAACTCCGCTGACCGTCCCGGAGAATCCATTTAAAGCATCCGCGACGGCATCGGAGAGCGTTTCAGCGTCTAAGTCGCTTGTTGCATAAGAGTTTACCTGAAATATCGGGTTTACCAGGTCATCGGGTCCTGAATGAGTATGCGGTCGATTATCGGTTATTTGATAGAACGCGACCGCTGTGACGCCGCGAACCGGATCGCCGCCGGGAAATATCCTGGTGCCGACAATATCCGTTACCGCCGAGGCCCCCGACAAAATCGCATGAATAGCCAGCTTAATCGTGCCGGTGCCGGGGACCGCCGCCAAAAATACGCTGACCAGGTTCGAGGGAGCCGAGAAAGCCCCATCATCGGCGATAACATACATCTCATACCACTGGCCGGCTGTCAGGCCGCCCTGAACGATGTCGCCGGATCCGGACCGTGTGTTTCCGATCGTCCAGGTCGTCGAGCTCCGCAGCCTGTAAAAAAGACGTATCGTGTCGGTTCCAGTGATCGATACGGTTACGCTGTCGGCATCGCCGTTATCGACGACCGCCGTGATCACCGGGGCATCGGGGGCAGCAAGGGCACCCGTACGTCCACGCTCATGGCCGTATGTCGTCCCTGTGCGGACATCTCCGACATCTGGGATGATAATGCCGTAATTGTCGCCGACAGCTCCTATCATGGCGTCACATCCTCCTCGGCAGCGATGAGATGTTCGACCGTTGTAACGTTGCCGCCGCCCGGTCGTTTAAGATCCTTTTTGAGAATCACCGTCGATGTACCCTTCGTTTTATAGTTTAACGTTCCCTGCAGCGGATCTGTAGTCAGATCGATCTCTTTGTCTGCTTCCTGAATTGACGCAACCCTATCAACAGCAGTGTCGATAATATCCTGCTTTGCTTCTGTTGCTAATCCAGACTGAACAGCAGGTATATTAGCAACAGTAACCTCTGGCTGATATTCATCGCTAAATGCCCAGCTTCCGGCCAGAGATACTTTAATTGAATCACCAGCCTCAATTGTTGGAATACTCGTTGTATTCTTATATCGGCCTAAATGACCTGCATCAGAGAAAGCAATTCCGCTTTGCCGGGTAGAAGAATCGTCTTCCAAAATATCCGCTGTAAAAGTAGCTAAGCCAGTCACAGGCCAATCAAATTTTAGTAGTCCTTCGTTCGCCATTGTTATTTATTTTTCTTAGCTTGTTTTTTCTTTTCGGCGTCTTCAAGGTCATCAAGATACTCAAAGATCGCTTTACGTGCAAACGCAAAAAATCCATTAGCAGGATCAGCTACCAGTTTCCGCATTTCTTGAATATGACTTGCTGCCATTTCAACCGGAAGTCCCTTGTTCATATTCAAAGCAATGTCTACAAGATCAAGATTGGTTGCCTTGTTGTATAGAATACGAGCAACTGATGTATGCGTCCCAACGCCTTTCTCTTTATCGCCCAGCAAGTTACCATCTAAATCTCTCAGCTTTACTTTTGATAGATCAACTTTCATAATTTAATACCTTATACAATGGTTGCTACTTTAGTTTCACCGCTTATCAATGCTGCGGCGTTACGTTTTTTATTCTGATACTTAACAACTTTAGGATTTAAAATATTACAAACAGCGATTCTTGCTCGCTCAGCATCTGACAAGGTCGGTATTGGATTACCGCCATCATCTAAAACCTGCAAGCCTTTTTCATCTGTCTCAAATACTTGTTCAGTCTTTGATGCATAACATTCTATGGTTATCGCAACATCTTCATCTTTTACAAAATACGGGAAAACGGTGTATCCCTCTGGAACTTCTATTTCTACTTTCATAATCTTTTGCTCCTTAAATTACGTTAGTTCTTATATTCCATTAAACCCATTGTACAGTTAAATAAATTAGCGGCGTCTGCTGTACCCCACTGAGCCGTTACTGTTATATCCAATGCTCCGGTTGTGTCTACTTCGGAAACATCACAATTATCAGTTGAGTTGTCACCCTCTATCACCATATCCATGTGCCATGCCATGTGCCCCGTTGCTC